CGCCTGACAGCCCCTCTTCGCGGGGGCGTCTTGCCTGTGCGTTGTGCAACGTGGCTTGGCGTCCAGTGTGACGAGTGGATCCCGAACCGTCAAGGAGCAACCGATGCCCGCTGAACCCGAAGTCGTGCTGATGAACCTGGAAGACGGGCCGCTGGATCATGTTCGCCCGATGACGCCGAGGGAGTGTGCGGATTACGGCCTCGACTGGAACGAGGAGTTCTCGCGGAGCAGGCGAGAGCGTGAACTCGCCGAGCAATACGGCCTGTCGCCGCTGATGGCCTCACTTCCGATGCTCGAGCAACTTCGCCGCTTCAAGGCTGCGGTAATTGAGTCTGCGGTAATTCGTGAACACGAGGCTCGCTGATGTCCGCCAAACGCAGGAAGCCGAGCCCGCCGAAGAAGGCGAAAGCGAAGCCCGCGGCGAAGAAGCCAGCCAAGGCCTCGCCGCCGAAGAAGCCGCTGGCATCGCCGCCGCCTCCTGCTCCTCCCGACCGTGGACAAGCCCATCGCGACCGCGAGGCCGCACGGCGTCGCGAGAACTCGAAGTCGGTGAAGGAGGTCGGCCCGCTCCCCGAAGTGGTCAACAAGTCGCGCAAGTCGCGCGGTCGCAAGTCGCTGCAGGCATTCGCCGAGGAGTACTTCCCGCGGCGGTTCAAGATGGCGTTCGCCGCGCCGCACCTGGCCGCGATCACATCCATGGAGGCGTGCACGGATCACGGCGGCAAGTTCGCAGCGGGTATGCCCCGCGGCATGGGCAAGACGACGCTGGCCGAGGTCGCGGTGATCCGGGCGATCGTGTACGGCTTGCGGCGGTTCGTGATGCTCGTGTGCGCGACGACTCCGCTCGCAAAGCGTCGGCTGAAGCAGATCCTCCGCGAGTTTGAGTCGAACAAGCTGCTCGCCGAGGACTTCCCGGAGGCGTGCCACTGCATCCGCAAGCTCGAACGGGTGCATCAGCGGGCGAAGGCGCAGGAGTTGGACGGCAAGCCGACGATGATGGAGATCAACTCGAACTCGATTGTTCTGCCGTCGATCGCCGGCTCGCCGTGTTCGGGCTCGATCATCGTCGTGGCGGGCATGGGCGGCGCCGTCCGTGGTCTCAACATCCTCGGGCCCGATGGCGAGCCGCTGCGGCCGGACATGGTGCTGCTCGACGACGTGCAGACGCGGAAAAGCGCGACATCGCCGACGCAAACCACGGCCCGCGAGTCGATGATCCTCGACGACATCTTGGGCTCCGCCGGCGGCGACGTGGAGATCGCGGCCGTGATGCTCTGCACCGTGATCGCACCGAACGACTTGTCCGACCGCTTCCTCTCGCCGGAGGTCCGCCCCGAGTGGCAGGGTGTCCGCACACGCATGCTCGAGGCGTGGCCGGCGAACATGGAGCTTTGGGACCAGTACGCCGAAGTGCGGCGAGAATCGTTCCGAAGCGGCGACCGCGGCAAGCGGGCGAACGAATTCGTGAAGGCGAACTTCGAAGAACTCCACCGCGGGGCCCGAGTCTCGTGGGAGGAACGGAAGAAGCCGGGCGAACTGACGGCGCTGCAAAGCGCGATGAACCTCTTCTACGACAACCCGCGGGGCTTCAAGGCGGAGTTCCAGAACGAACCGGAAGCGATCGCGGATGCCTCGGCGAAGCGGCTGAATCCCGTGGCGGTCGCGAAGTGCCTCAGCGGACTTCCCCGGTACGCGATTCCGCGGGAGACGACGCGACTCGTGGCGTTCGTCGACGCGGGCGGCGGTGTGGGTCGCGGGCTGTGGTACGGCGTGCTCGCGGCGGACAACGACTTCGGCGGTTCGCTTGTGGACTACGGCGCGTTCCCGCGTCAGGTGCGTTCGAACTTCCTGTCGTCGGACATGCGGCCCGGCCTGGCGGAGCAGTACCCGCACCTCGGAGAGGATGAGCGGCTGTATGCAGCCCTCGGCGCCCTGAGCGAGCAGATCCTCGATCGCATCTACTATCGCGAGGTCACGGGCGAGCAGCTCCGAGTCGAGCGGCTGGTGATCGATGCCGGGTGGAAGACGCACGTTGTCTACCGCTTCGCCCGCGAGTCGCGGTACGCCAACGTGATTCTGCCGTCGAAGGGCGTCGGCCGGACGATTCGCACCGGGGCGATCGCCGGGTGGAAGCCCCGGCCGGGCGAGCGGTCGGGCTGGCACTGGAGGGTTACGGTGAGCGAGACGGGCCGCGGGCGGATGTTGCAGTTCGACCCGGACATGTGGAAGACGTTCACCTTCGAGCGTTTCACCACGGTTCCCGGCGGCCGTGGGCGGCTGACGCTCTTCGCGAGTGAGCCGAACACGGAGCCGCCTCGCGCCGCCGACCACGAGATGCTTGCGAATCACTGCGCGGCGGAAGGTGCGAGTCCGGCGATGCTGAAAGGCGACGTGTTCGACAAGTGGGAAGTGATCGCGACGCCGGACAAGAAGAAGCCGGACAACCACCTCTTCGACGTGATCGTCGGGTGCCATGTCGCGGCGAGCGAACGCGGGCTGGTGTGGTCGCCGGGTGGAAACTCGCCGCCATCGCCTGCGCCGGCTGCGACACGAGCCCCCGCGATGTCCTTCAGCGAGTTGCAGCGACGAAAGCTGACCGAACGCGCGTAAGTCGTTCGCCCGTGTGAACCACTCCCGCATCTGCTCGCTTCCCGTCTGGTGAATCCCGGCCGCAGTGCGAAACCTAGATGAATCCAGCCGGGATTCCGCTCGTGCCCGACCTCGACGACATCGCGACGAACGCTGTGGACGGCCCTGCGAGTGCTTCGCAGGACGGCCGCAGCGGGGCCGCGCACCCGATCCCCGACCAACTCCAGGCCGTCTCGGCCGCGGGCACGGCCTCCGCCGTCAACGGCACGAACCGCAACGGCGGCCCGCGATCGCCATGGGGCGCGATGCGGCCCGCGCGGGCGCAGACGGAGGGCGCATGACACTTGCGACCCGCCGCCGCCCCGATGCGGCAATCGATCACCTTCTCGGGTCGGGGCCAACCGCGTCTTCAGATGCAGCCCGGACCACCACGGAAAACAAGAAGCACTGGACACGCGCGGACGGTCGCGGCCCGGTGAGCGAGACGCCTCCCGGCGACCGTCGTACGATCCGCAATCGCTCCCGGCATGAGTTCCGCAACAACTCGTATTACCGCGGTGCGGTGCGGGCCATCGTCGGCGACACCATCGGCACCGGGCCGCGGTTGCAGATGCTCACACCCGACGCCAAGCTCAACGCGGACGTGCAAGATCTGTGGCGGGCCTGGTCGGCGTCGGCCGATTGGGCGCTCACGTGCCGCGTGCTCGTCGGCGTCGGCGAAGTCGCCGGCGAGTGCTTCGGCGTGCTGCGGCAATCGAAGCGGCTGGAGCGGCTCGGCCTCCCGGTCAGCGTCGACTTGAAGCTGATCGAGCCGGATCAAGTCGCTCACCCCGGCGGCTACGGACTTTACCCGAGCCAGTACGGCGACGACGGAATCGAGACCGACGAGGACGGTGAGGTCCTGCGGTACTCGATCCTGAAAACGCATCCCGGCGACCCGATTTTCGCCCGGCTGACACAGCAGGCGACGGTGGTCGACGCCGATTACGTGCTGCACTGGTTCGAGCCCGAACGCCCAGGCCAACTCCGCGGGAACATCCCGTGGGAGTCCAGCCTCACGATCTTCAACGAATTGCGCCGCTTCTCGAAGGCGGTCGTCACGGCCGCCGAGATCGCCGCCATGCTCGCCGGCGTGATGAAGAACCCGCACCTGCCGGTCGATTCGGAGGCCTACCTGGGCCGCCACGCCGATCAGGAATCGTGGTTCGACACCGTCGAGCTCGTCCGCGGCATGCTCGTGACGCTTCCGCCGGGCATGGACGTCGAGCAGTTCAAACCCGAGCAGCCCACCACGAACTACGACATGTTCGTCACGGCGAAGCTCAAGGAAATCGGCCGCTGCCGGAACATGCCGTACGGCAAGATCGCGGGCGACCACTCGCGCTACAACTACTCGTCGTCCCGCATGGACGACGCCCCGTACTGGAGCGATCGCGAAACGCAGCGTCAGGGGCTCGAAGCCAAGGTCTTCGACCCGTTCCTCTATCGCTGGCTCGCCTTTGCCAAGATGGCGATCCCCGCGTTGCAGAAGTACGACGGGGCGTTCTGGAAGCTCAAGCACAAGTGGCAGTACCCCGCGCGGCCGACCTCGGACCCGACCGCGGATGCGACCGCGGACGAGCTCAACCTGACGAACGGCGCGGACACGCTGACGGCGATTGCCGAGCGGGACGGCCTGACGCGGGACGAACTGCTCGACGCGCGCAAAGCGGACCAGGACGCCTACATCACCCGCGGCCTCGCGCTACCGCCCTGGCTCGCGGGTGCGTCGGCTCCCACGCGGAACGAGAAAGGGCGTCCAACCGCTCAGCAACCGGCGAAGCCCGGCGCGGACGCCCGCACGATCCTGATGCCGATGCACCGGCAGGAGGTGGTCTATGCCGCATGATCTCCTGCCGATCGAAGTGCCGCGATTCGCACACGCCACGGACTACGCGGATCGCTGGGCGATCGAGCCCGTCCGCGGACAGGCTCTGTGGAATCGACTCCGGTCGATGGATCTCGCGGCCCACGTGGCGAAAGCCGAGCCGCCTAAGCTCAAGGCCGAGGTGCAGGCGACTCCGGTCGGCCGACAGAGCATCGCCGTCGTGATGCTCACCGGCACGCTGATGAAGCAAGCGTCGTCGATGGACAGCTCGACAAGCACGGTGCGGGCCCGGCGGGAGATCCGGCAGGCGGCCGCAGATCCGTCGATCGACGCGATCCTGATCGCCATCGACAGCCCCGGCGGCGCGGTGAGCGGCACGCACGACCTCGCGGCGGACGTGAAAGCCGCCGCCGGCAAGAAACCGGTCTGGGCGTTCGCCGACGAACTCTGCGCGTCCGCCGCGTACTGGATCGCAAGCCAGGCGGACAAGGTGTACGCCAACGCGACCACGGCCCTGATCGGCTCCATCGGCACGCTCCTGGTCGTGTACGACCTGTCCGGCGCGGCCGAGAAGGAAGGGATCAAGGCGCTGGTGTTCGGCACCGGCCCGCTCAAGGGCACCGGAGCCCCCGGCGCGGAAGTGAACGATGCCCAGCAGGAATACTTGAGCGGCATCGTGCACGAGACGCAGGTTTCGTTCGACGCGGCCGTTCGCAAGGGCCGCGGCTTGACCGACGCCCAACTCGAAAAGGTGAAGACAGGCGGGGTGTTCTCGGCCAACGAGGCGCTCGGCTTGAAGCTGATCGACGGCATCCAGTCGTTCGATCAGACGATGACGGACCTCGCGGCCGAGGTTCGCCGGCGACAGCGTGCAAGCACAGCGACCCAACGGGCGGACAGCCCGGTCCCCATTCGGAGCGCGACCATGAACGAGACCACCACGAACGCGGTTGCGACCGAAGATCCCGTCGCGGCCATGCGAAACGAGGCGACCCGCATCGCGGGCATCAACCGCGTCACGGCGGGCTTCCCGGCGATCGCCGAGAAGGCCATCGCGGAGAACTGGACGCCGCTCCAAGCCGAGAACGAGGTCCTGAAGGGGCGGCTCGATGCAGCCACGAAGGGCGTTGCTCCGGGCAACCCCGGCCCGCACATCAATGTCGGCGCGGGCAAGTGGCAGATGGGCCGCGAGGCCGCTCCCGGTGTCGCCGTGGGCGACGCCCTCGAAGCCGCCCTGCGGATGAACCTCGGGGCGACTCGCAACCTGGAGCGGAGCTACCGCCCCGAGGTGATGCAGGCCGCCGAGGAGTCGTTCCGGGGAATCGGGCTCCAAGGACTGCTCATGCTCGCGGCCGTGCAGAACGGCTATGCCGGCATGCCCGGCATGCGGTTGACGAGCACGAACATGCGGGCCGTGATGCAAGCCGCGTTCAAGGGCGGCGGCGGATCGCTCGATCGCGAGGCCTCCGCTTCGACGATCAGCATGAGCGGCATCCTCGGGAACGTCGCGAACAAGGAGATCCTCGCCGGGTACGTCGAAGAAGACATGACCTGGAAGGAAATCGCCACCATCCGCAACGTGTCCAACTTCCAGCAGGTGACGAGCTACCGGATGCTCGACGACATGGAGTACGAGCAGGTCGGCCCGGATGGAGCGATCAAGCACGGCACCGCCGGGCAGGAGAGCTACACCCGGCAGGCGAACACCTACGCGAAGATGTTCGCGTTGACCCGCAAGGACTGGATCAACGACGACCTCGGTGCGTTCCAAGACATCCGAACCCGTCTCGGCCGCGGCTCGTCGAAGAAGTTCAACAAGGTGTTCTGGACGGCGTTCATCAACAACTCGTCGTTCTTCACCACGGCCCGCACGAACTACATCAGCGGATCGACGACCAACCTCGGCACCGACGGCGTCGGCCTCGGGCTCGGCGTGAAGGCGTTCCGCACGATGAAGTCGCCGGCCGGCACCGCGCCGGGCTCCGCGGACGGCGGCAAGCGCGTCAACGCCGACACGCAGAATCCGGTCGGCTCGTCTCCGGGCGGGCGTCCCGAGATCCTGCTCGTGCCGCCGGAGCTCGAGGGGAACGCGGAAGTCACCCACCGCAACCAGAACCTCGGGCTTGTCGCGAACTCGGGCGCGAACATTTACCAGAACAAGTACCGGCCCGTCGTGGCGTGGCAGTTGTCGGACTCGGCGTACACCGGGTACTCGACGACCGCTTGGTACCTGCTCAACAACCCCGCGTATCTCGCGGCAATCGTCGTGTCGTTCCTGAACGGCAACATGTCGCCCACGGTGGAATCGGCCGACGCCGACTTCGACACGCTCGGCGTGCAGTTCCGCGGGTTCCACGACTTCGGTTGCGACCAGGCCGAGTACCTCTGCGGCGTCAAGAGCAAGGGTGCGGCCTGATCGATGTCCGGCGGGCCGTCCGCTCGCCCTTCACGTTGATTCGAGGAGTTTCGGGACATGATCGAGAACGGCAAAGCGGCAAACGGCTCCCCGCTCCAGCGGATCATCGCCGCCGTCGGGGAGGCCGTCGTAGGCACGGCGAAGCCGCTCGCGGGCGACGTGCTCGATGTGTGCGCCTTCGTCGGCGACGACGAGAAGAAGACGTTCGCGAAGCTGGTGGAATCCGCCACGGCCGCGATCGAGAAGGAAAACCGCACCGGGGCGTCCGTGGCCGTCAAGGTCGACGCCCTGCGATCGCTGATCGAAGCCGCGCTCGCGAAGAAGTGATTCACCCGCACGAACCCAACCGCTCCCGGAGGACGGACCAATGGCACAGACCCCGGCCCTGCTTTACCAGGGCGACGACGATTGCCTCGACTACACGCCGGGCTCGGCCGTCACCGCGGGCGACATCGTCGTGCTCGGCGGCATCGCCCTCTTCGCCCCGCGCGACATCGCCGCCTCGGCACTCGGCGCGCTCAAGAACGAGGCGATGATCAAGGTGCCGAAGAAGACAGGCGCCGTCTCGCAAGGCGACCCGATCTTCTGGGATCCGGCCGGCGACCCCGTGACCGGCACGGCCGGCACCGGTGCGGCAACCAACGACTCGACGGGGCTCGTGTACCCGATGGGGTTCGCGGCCGCGGCGCAGGTCAGCGGCGACTCGTACGTCACGGTGCTGCCGGACGCCCGCTCGGCCGCGCTCCGTGCCAAGCTCGGTTCGGGCGGCGCGGAGGCGACGCAGTCCACGACGGCGACGCTGACCGCGGCTCAGCTTCTCGGCGGGTTCATCAACTCGGCCCCGGCCGGTGCGATCACGCTGACGCTGCCGACTGCCGCGAACATGGTCGCCGGCGTTCCCGGCGCCAAGGTCGGCGACACGTTCGTGTGCTCCATCGAGAACACGAGCGGCGGTGCGAACTCGATCACGCTCGGCGCCGGCGGTGCGACGCTCCGCGGCGGCACGACGATCGCACAGAACAAGTCCGCGATCCTCCGCGGCGTGCTCACGAACGTGGGCTCCGGCACCGAGGCCTACACGGTGCACAGCATCGTCGGTGCGTGACGATCCCGCCCGGCTCCGGCCGGGCCTGTTTGCGGGGTGGAGCAGTTGGTAGCTCGGCTGGCTCTCGCAGGTCGCAGGTTCGAGTCCTGCTCCCGCAATTTCTCGAAAGGGCTGATCCGATGGCCGATGTGAACGTGGAAGTCGCGAACCGGATCACCATCGACGGCGTGAACTTCGTCGATTCGCGATCCGTGACATGCGACGGATCGCAGCGGAAAGCCATCACAAAGGCCGCGGCGAAGATCGGCCAACTGACCACGCGCACGGACAACAACACCGGCGTTCTCACCATGAACTCCGGTCACGGATTCGCCACGAGCGACAAACTGGACGTCTACTGGGACGGCGGCTCTCGGCGCGGCATGGATGCGACGGTCGCGACAAACGCGGTCACGGTGGACGGTGGCGCGGGCGACAACCTGCCGACCAATCTGACCGCAGTGACCGTCAGCAAGCCGCAAGAGGAAGAGTTCCTCGTGACGGGCGACAACGTTGCCGCAATCGGGGCGAAGGCCTCGCGCCGCGGCATCATCGTGTTCGCGGCATCCGACGGCACCGAACTGTTGGTGGTCACGGACAACCTCGATGCCGCGGCGGGCGGCGGCTACCAGTGGTTCGACGGTAACGGGATCACGAATCCACTCGCGGGCGTGGACGTGGCGAAGGTGCTCTTCTCGAACGGCGATTCGAGCAACGCGAACACGATGGTCGCGGCGGTCGGGGCGAACTGATGGCGCATCTGCTCAACCAGATTTCGCCGTTCCTCGACAAGATGTTCGGCGGCGACACAGCGGAGCCTCGCGGTGCAGCGGAAGCGATCACCTACTCGCGCGGCGCGCAGGCAATCGAGATTTCGGCGGTCGCGGGTCGGTCGCAGTTCAGCGTTTCGCAGCCGAACGGCTCGGCGCGGGTGCAGTGGAGCGATGCCGACTGGATCTTTTCGGCGTCGCTGTTGGTGCTCGGTGGTCGTCAGTCGATCCCACTCAAGGGCGACACGATCAAGCGCGGCAGCGAGGTGTACGAGGTGAGTTCGCCATCGGGTGAAGCGGTCTTCTACTACCACGACGCCCCGGCGAACACGCAACTGCGAGTGCATACGAAGCGGGTGGGCTGATGCCGGACCTGGCCCGGATCGACGAAGTGGTTGACGCGGTGGTCGCGAAGATCGCGACGGCGTGGAACCCGAGTTCTCCGGATGCGGTCGAGGCCGCCGACGAGATCGAGTTCCAAACGGATGCTCAGCATCCAGACTGCATCAAGGGCCGCCAAGTGCGGGTTCGAGCGGACAGCTACGACAACCCGGAGCCGGCGGCCCGCGGCTACGACTGGAACCAGTACACGGTCGAGATCTGTGTCGCTCGGCTCTTTCGTACTGCGGATGCGGACGGCTTGAGTCTCAAGGAGTGGGTGCGAGCGGAACGGCGATGGGTCGAGCAGAACGTGTTCGCTCTGCTTACGAATCCACGCAGCACGCCGCTCCTGCCGGATTCTTCGAGTGGCGGCTTGGTGCCGTGGGCTCCTTCGGGTGTCGAAGAGCCGTGCGACGAAGACGAATTGCGTGATCGGCGGCTGTTCCTGAGCGTCGTCCGTGTGACGTTCCGCGAAGACGCAGCGGCATGACATTGAAGGAGGCTCGCCATGCGACTCGGCATCAACGCGAAGATGTACCTCGGCGGTGGCTCGTGGACCACCGAAGGCACGGTGATGAACGAGTTGTCGGTGAATCCTTCCTGGGAGAAGGGCCCGGCGGACTCGAAGGAATCCCGCGTTAAGCGGTCGATGAAGACCATGCTCGGGTTGACCATCTCGGGCACGATGAAGAAGAAGCCGGGAGATCCGTTCTACGAAGCGGTGATGGACGCCCTTGTCAGCGACAACGTGCTCAACGTGCTGGTGCTCGACGGGGCCAAGGACGAGGACGGCTCCCGCGGCTGGCGGTTCGACGCCCAAGTCTTCGAGGGCACGGAAGACCAAGGCGCGAACTCGACGTTGTACGTTTCGCTCAACTTCGAGCCCACGGACAGCGATACACCGCCGCAGGCAGTACTCGTCAGTGGAAGCTCGCTGACGTACTCGACGCCTGGCGTGGACGGGGACACCTTCACGTGAACATCGTCCAGTTCAAAACGCGGTTCTTCCGCGACCTGGACAAGATCCAAAACGCGGAGGAGCGTGCTGCGAAGCGGGCTCTTTCGCGTTTCGGCGCGTTTGTGCGAACGCGGGCGCGAAGCTCGATGCGGAAGCGGCGCAAGGCGAGTGCCGCGGGATCACCGCCGAGCGTCCACGTCGGGTACATCAAGAAGTTCTTGTTCTTCGCCTACGAGCCGAACGCGAGGAACGTCGTCATCGGCCCGGCGTTGCTCAACGGATCGAAGCAAGATTCGTCCGCCGCGACCGTCGTCGAACTGCACGAGACTGGCGGCGAAGCCCAGCGTGTCGAAGTGCAGCTATCCGGCGGCGTGTGGGTGCGAAAGTCTCGCGTGCTGCCGAACGGCACGATTCGTAAGACCCGCACTCGAGCCGCGAAGTATCCCGCTCGCCCGTACATGAAACCGGCCTTCGACGCGGAACTCCCGAAGGCTGCGGGCATGTTCAAGGACACCTTCAAGTAGGGGGCATCGTGGCATCGTTCAAGGACACGGCCGGCCGCGAATGGTCGATTGTCATCGACCCGTGGCACATCAAGCAGGTGCTCGCGAAGACCGGCGTCCACCTCGGGAAGCTGCTCGACAACAAGTTCGCGGGGCTGTCCGAGTTGCTCGGCGACCCGATCGCTCTCGTGGACGTGATATTCGCCTTGTGCTCCGAGCAGGCAGCCAAGCTCGGCATCAGCGACGAGCAGTTCGGCCGCTCGCTGGACGGTGACTGCTTCGAGAAGGCGTCGGCGGCGTTCCAGGAGTCGTTTATCTGTTTTTGCCCGAGCCGCCTGCGGCAAGTGCTGCGGGCGGCGACGGTGAAGGCGATGGCGACGCAGGACGCGGCGACGACGAAGGCGATGGAGAAGATCGCGGCGTTGGATGTCTCCTCGCTCTTTGCTACCGACTCGGCGGAATCGTCGGCGTCGATCCCGCCCGGATGAGCCTGCGGGATCTGGCGACGATGGCGCGGGCGAAGTTGGAATCGGAGTGGGCGAGAGCGGGTGTGATCGCAGCGGCGGCGCATACGGGGATGCTCGGCGGCAAGTTCGAGCCGTTGAAGTTCATCCCGCCCGCATACCACTCGCACGCGGATCCGGAGCGAAAGTCGCCGGAGCAACGCGCGTCGGAATCACGGCTGGCGTGGCGGATGCTGGATCGGTTCTTCGGAAAGACGAAGTGACCTATGGCGGGACTCTCGGGAGCAGGCGGCGGCGGCGGCGGATCGGCGATTCGCGCCGGTCGCGCGTTCGTTAGCCTGTTCTTGGAAAACAACCAGTTCCTCCGCGGATTGAAGCAAGTCCAGTCGCAGGCCCATGCCTTCGGCAAGATGATGGCGAAAGCCGGCGCCGTGACGACGGCGGCGGGGCTTGCCGCCGTCGCTCCGCTGAAGCTCGTCATCGACTCGATCGGCGATCTCGCGAAGCAGGGCGAGGTCGCGGCCGGCCTCGGCCTCACTGCGGAAGCGTTCACGGGGATCGCCGGCGTCGCGAAAAGCGTCGGCGAGGACACTCGCGAATTCACCGAATCGCTCGTGACGCTCGGGAAGCTCGGCACGGATGCGGCGGCGGGAACCGAGCAGGCCGCGGCCGCGTTCAAGGCTCTCGGGCTCAACGCCAACGAGTTCGTCAAGCTCGGTGCGGACGAGCAGTTCTTCACGATCTTCGAGGCGTTGTCGAAGGTTCAAGACCCGCTGCAACGAACACGCTTGCTCATGCAGGCGTTCGGCGAAGACGGCGGCAAGTACCTGCTGCCGTTGTTGGAGAAGTCGCCCGACGAACTGCGGAAGATGGCGAAAGGGTTCGCGGTTGCCTCCGACGACATGAAGGCGGCGCGGGAATCGCAAGCCGCGCTCTCGATGGCGACGGCGACTCTCGGGAAGGTGTGGACGCAGGTGGTGGTGGCGTTGGCCCCGGCGATCAAGGATGTCGCCGAGATCGCATCCAAGTTCCTCGGCCCGCTGGCGGAGATCGTCTCGAAGAACCGGGAGCTTGTCGTGGGGGCCGCGGCGGTGGCCGTGGCGATCCTCGCAGCGGGGCTGGCGATCTCGGGCGTCGGTGCCTCGTTCATGCTGGCGAGTGCGGGAATCAGCGGACTTCTGGCCCTCGTCGGAGCGGTCAAGTTCGCCCTGCTGGCCATCATCTCGCCAGTCGGCCTCGCGGTGCTTGCGGTGACGGCTCTTGCCGCGGGCCTCGCATACCTGTGGTCCACGACGGAGGACGGGCAGGGTGCGATTGCACAACTCAAGGGCGGGCTCGGCGAGTTGGTGCAGACGTTTTCCGAGGCGTTCGCGGGCATCTCGGACGCGCTCTCCGTGGGCGACTTGGCACTCGCCGGGAAGATCGCATTCACTGCGCTGAACCTTGAGTTCACGAAGATGCTGTCGTTCCTGACAGACCGGTGGAACAAGTGGGTTGGCGAGACGTTCGTGGACAAGTGGCACGAAGCGATCAAGCTCATCTCGCTCGCGATGAACGATGCTGTGACGTGGATGCAGACCATCTTCACGAAGCTCGGGCAGGACATTCGCAAGGCCATCGGCGAATCGCTCACCAGCGTGCTGAAATGGGGACTTGAGAAGTACATCAAGTTCCTTGAGTTCACGGACGTGCTCGGCTCGAACAGCGTCCTTCTGCACGGCGCGAAGTCGATGATGGATGGGCTGACGCTCTCACCGGAAGACATCGCGGCGAAGCTCGCCGCGGCGGAAGAGGAGCGAAAGAAGCGGGCAGAAGCAATCAAGAAGGACGCCGACGACGCGAAGGCGGCTCGCGACAAGGCTCGCGGTGCGGACAAGTTGGCACTCGACGAGAAGATCAAGCGGCTGGAAAAGGAACTCGCGGACTTGAACGACCAAGCCGCGGATGATGCTTGGCAACAGATGCTCTTCGACCTGACCGCGCCGGACAAGCTCAAGGGCGCGGCGGGTGAAGCCGCAAGGATCGCGACGGAAACGAAAGGCATGTTCGGCGGCGCGAACGCGAAGCAAGTCTTCGGAGTTGGCAGCAAGGCCAACGTGGCCGAGAAGACGCTCACGGCGACGGAGAAGGTCGCTGCGAACACCGAACACATGGCGGGTCGTTTGGACGCACTCGATGGGCTGGCGTTCGCGTGACGCTTACCACGCTTTGCGAACGCGCGATCCGCATCGCGTGCAGATCCAGCGGCCTTTGGCGGATGCTGAGACCGCGTGGCCGATTACGAAGAGGATCGCGAACGGAAGCCAGAGGCCAACGGCGTACATGGCTGGTCGGTTTGTGAGGGGTGATGGCTGCGCCACGGTAACAGAGTCATTCGCCCGCGCGAACTGAGATTTTGAAGGAATCCGACATGGCGATCATCTTCAAGGAG